CTCGGCGCGCTGATCTTCATGCCGATCCCGCAGAACCCGACCCTCGCGGGTCCGCTCCGCTACCTCGGCCTCCGCGTGACGCCGGCGGGCGGCGCGGCCACGGTCACGCTCACCGCGTGGCTCACCGCTCACTCCGTGTTCTCCGTCGTGGCGCGCAGCTACGCGAAGGGCTTCACCATCAGCTAGGCGGCTGATGGGTTCGCTCGGGGAGCCGTTCCAGGCGGCTCCTCGAGCCTTTTCCCGTCGACCGTTTCAGCAGGAGGAGCACGCGCATGGCAGTCAACCAGCGGCCTCGGATTCATCGGCTCCGGCATCGCATCGCGCCGCAGCCGTTCGAGATCACGACCATCACCGGCGACGGCGCGATCCCCGTCGACGCCGACAGCATCAGTCTGCTCACGAAGGGCTCGGCGGCGGCGATCACGGTCGCGGCTCCTGGCGCAAGCAACATCGGCAGGCGGCTCGTCATCCACAACGGCTCCGACTTCGCGCACGTCGTGACGTTCACGGGCTCCACGCTCCGCGACGGCACGACCGGCGCGTCGATCACCTGGACGGCAGCGGCCTTCCGGGGCTCGAGCCTCACGGTGCGAGCGGTCGATGCGTCGACGTGGTCCGTCGAGGCGATGAACCTCGGGACGATCGCCTAGCAGGGACCAGGGCGCCGGCGGGCTCGAGCAGCTCGCCGGCGTTCCTCGCGTCTCAGGGAGAACCCCGATGGCAGTTCAGCGGACAGACTACGAAACCGTCGCGGCCGGTCAGAGCGACCAGATCCTCGGACCAGTCGGCAAGGTGGGCGACGTGCTCCAGCGGCTCATCATCACCGTTGCCACGGCGGCGACCGCAGCGGTCAGCATCAAGGACGGGAACGGCTCGAGCATCCCGATCCTCCCGAACAGTCCCGGAGGCGGCGTGGGCGTCTACGTCGTCGAGATCGGCGCCCTGGCGGTCAACACGACGACTCCAGGATGGAAGGTCACAACCGGCGCGGGCTCGACCGTGCTCGCCGTCGGTCGGTTCTCGTAGCGGTCGAGGAGTAGCTCAATGGCGAAGGCGGCGAAAAGGACACACCCGAACCCCGTCGCGCGCTCGATTCCCGGTCCTAAGACCGTGACGGCGCTCGACCCTGCGAAGAACCGGCCGCGTCCGGCCGTGAAGGACGACCCGATCAAGGTCCGTGCGATCCGCATGGGCTACTACGACCACATCCGCCGGCGCGAGGGCGACGTGTTCGTCATCGCGAACGAGCAGGCGTTCTCCGACAAGTGGATGGAGAAGGTCGACCCGCGCACGCGGGAGCGGACGACGTCGGCGCCGCAGGCTCTCCGCCAGCAGCACGACGAGATCCTCGGCGGGAAGGTCACGGGCGGCGCCACCGGCGACGCTGACGTTCTCGGTTAGCAGCAGGCGGCAGGGGGCTCGAGATGGCGAACAAGACGCATTACCTCCAGTATTACGTCCAACTCGACGACAAGGCGATCTACGACGCGGCGGAACAGACCGTCGCGGCGTCCGCCGGTTGGCTGACGGAGGTCGCTCCTGACGTCGTCTCGACCACCTACTCCGCGCCGATCGTCATCCCCGGCTCGCCCTACACGCCGGCGCCCTGCATCGTCTCGACGTTCTTCGGAGAGAGCTTCAACTACCCGCGCAACGTCGCCCGCTTCACGCGCAAGTCCGGCGGCTGGTTCGGGATCTCGTTCCTGTTCGGGGACACGCACACCTACATCTGGGCGGGCGATTTCGTCTACGCGGGCACGCCGGCGGGCGAGTCGGAGATCCCCTCGGAGCCGTCGCTCGTCGCGATGCCGACCCGCATGTGGGTCGAGGGGTTCGAGAACAACGCGGCGTCGGGCTCGCTCAGCGGCAATGCCTACGACCTGTTCAGCCCGCTCGCGTCGCGGCATCAGGGCGGCATGGGGATGGCGTGCCGGGGCGGCGCGACGCACACGGTCGAGCATCGCGGCACTGAGTCGGGGCACGCGGCGTATACCTCGGCGTGGGAGCGGCTCTACGTGCGGCTCCGGGTCCCGCCGACCTCGAGCCAGACGTTCTGGCAGACGGCCGGCGCCACGAGCGCGAACGCGGGCATCCGCCTACGCTTCACGCTCAGCGGTCAGATCGAGATGTGCAACGTCGACGCGGCGGCGGTGTTCGCCACGATCGGCACGTCGGCGGCGCTCGAGATCGGTCGCTGGTATAAGCTCGATATCCTCTACAAGAACGGCGCCGCTCCGAACAGCTTCGCGAAGCTCTACATCGGCGGCGTCTCGAGCATCTCGATCAGCGGCGGCTCGCTCCCGGCGGGCACCGGGCTGACGCAGGTTCAGAACATCACGGGGTCGACCGTCTCGAGCGGCAACAGCACGGGCCACGGCGGCTCGTGGGACCTCGACGACTGGATCGGCTCGGAGCTTCCGCTCGGAGGCGCGAACCCGAACCTGTTCCCGCAGCGCGACTGGAACACGGGCTCGAAGGTGGTCCCGCTCGTTGGCAAGGCGGCAGCGGCGAGCAACGGCGCCGATTGGGCGGGTCCTGGCGGAGCGGATGCGAACGACTGGCGGTTCACGACGCAGCGGCCGGCCATCTCGACGCTCATTCAGGGGCTCACCACGACCGTCGCGTCGCCCAGGCTGGCGGTTGTCTCGAACGCGGACCGGGCGATCGATTACGACCCGATGAACCGGGGCCTCGTCGCGGCGAGCATCGGCGCCGTGGCGATCAAGCTCGTGGGCGGCGCGAACGATCGGCTCTACGGGCTGAAGCTCCCGCTCGCGGCGGAGGTCACGGTCGGAGCGACGCAGAACGAGCCGACGACGATCGCAAGCTCGGGGCGCGGCCGGCTGGTTCACGCCGGCGGACTCGTCGACCCTGTCGTCCCGATGTCGGGCACGGAGCTGAGCTACACGGGCAACAGCACGGCGGCGTCGAGCAAGACGGTCTATAACCTCGTCGCGCAGGTTGAATGCGTCGGCAACTTCTATCTCGAGGACTACGTCGCGCAGACGGGCGATCCGGCCACGATGGCGGAGAGCTTCCCGAAGCACTGGATCAACGACCTCCACCAGTGGCCGTTCGCTGATGGTCCGTGGGCGCCCTACGGGCAGGCGCCGCCGTCGATCGTCGTCACGCACGCACGCACCTACGTCGGCAACGGCAAGAGCCAGACGCTCGCGTTCCGGACTCCGCCGACGTGGATCATGATCCGCAACACGGCGACCCACGAGCAAACGGCGTGGTATGTCGGGAGCCCTGGCTCGAGGACCTCGGTCCACGAGTCGACGCGCTCGAGCAGCATCCCGCGCGTCTACATCGATCCCAACTTCACGAGCGCGGCGGAGGACGCTCAGAGTCAGCAGACGCTCGTCGTCATCGCGGGGAACAACGTCGCGATCAACTCGAACGGCGTGACCTACAACTGCATCGCATGGTGCGATGCGGGGCAGCGGTTCTCCGAATGCGGCGCGCTGTGGGAACACGCGACCGGGCCGCTCTCGGAGCGCGTCACGACGCTGAACAATGACGAGTTCACGCCGGAGCTGGTGCTGCTCCAGCGCGAGAACAGCGGCAACGCGACGACCTCGTCGCTGCTCATGAAGGGGCTCGGCCTCGCGCTCCAGCAGGCGAACCTCGTCAACGCGGCATCGATCGCGGCGGCGTTCGAGATGCGGACGGGCTCGCTCGCGACGCCGGTCAGCTCTGGCCTCTATGCGTCGTCGTGGATCCAGCAGACGTTCCTCGCGTTCCGGCGCGACGACGGCAGCGCGGACGCGGGCATCAAGTATGTGATGCAGCTCGCGAGCTGGACCGGCGACGGGACGGCCTCGAGGACCATCACGCTCGGACCGGCGACGGGGCGCCGGCCCATGTGGGCGCTCATCGTCGGATCGAACGGGACGGCGCGGATCCGCGACGCGAGCCACACGTCGACGAACAGCGTGAACGTGGCGTCGGACACGAACGACGGGGCGACCGGGATCACGGGCGGCGGCGTCGACAGCATCAGCGTGGGCTCGGCCCTGAACACGGCCGGCGTGCTCTACGAGGCGCTCGTGTTCCCTGGCTGCGACGCGACGGCCGGCAACAACGGATGGGGCATCAACTGCGAGTCGATCCCGGTCGAGCCTCACTCTCCGACTCCGCCCTATCCGCCGGGTCCGACTCCACCGACGGAGCCGGGCAACAACCCGAACCCGTGCGGCACGCCGGGCCTCGTGCCGACGGGCACGATCACGCAGTGCGCGGGACCGTCGACGCTCGTCATCAACGCGGCGCTCTCGCAGCTCGGAGTCACGAAGCAGCTCGTCTCGACGACGCTCAACACGGAGGTATCGCAGGAGGCGACCGTTTGCCGGCTCCACTTCGACGAGGACGTCCGGAAGTGCCTCCGCGACTTCCCCTGGCCGTTCGCGACGCGCTACCTGAAGCTCACGGCGATCGGCGGGCCGGCGGAGGAACAGGACCTCGTTCAGTCCTACAGCACGACAGCCGCCTATACGCCGGGCATGGTCGTGCTCGACTCGGGGACGCTCTACTACTGCATCCTCGCGGGCACCGGGCAGGCGCTCACGAACCCGATCTACTGGTCGACCGAACCGCCGGAGGAGTTCACGGGCGATTGGCTCTACGCCTACCTCCTCCCGTCCGACTTCGTGTTTGCGCGCCGGATCGTCGACCCGGAGAAGCGGCGCCGATCGTGGGACCCGGAGCCTCCGACCTTCCGCGTCGGCTCGTGGGGGAACAACCCGATCCTCTACTCCAACGAGCTGAACGTCGAGCTTGAATACACGCACATCTCCGGCTGTGTGGCCTACCAGGGCGACGCGCTGTTCCGCTCCGCGCTCTCGTGGCGCCACGCTCACTCGATCGCGCCGGGGCTCTCGAGGGACGCGAAGCTCACGGGCTACGCCTGGGAGATGTATCAGCGGCTCCTCCGCGACGCTCGAGCCTCGAGCGCGCAGGAGCAGCAGCAGGACCGCGAGGGCGACGTCGACTGGATCGCGGGGAGGAACTAGATGGGCGAGTCGACGTTCCAGCGGACGTTCGCGGGCGGCGAGCTGGCGCCGGCGCTCACGTCTCGAGCGGACCTCACGAAGTATCTGACGGGCCTGAAGCGGCTCCGGAACTTCATCATCCTCCGCTCGGGCGGCGTGGCGAACCGGGCCGGGACCAGGCTCGTCGCGGAGTGCAAGACGAACAGCATCGCCGTGGAGCTGCACCGCTACGTGAGCGCGGTCGCGGGCGAGTCGATCCTGATCGAGTCGGGGAACGGCTACCTCCGGTTCTTCAAGAACGGCGGTCCCGTGTCGGTGAGCGGCGTCGCGGCCTACAACGGCGCGAACAGCTACGTCATCGGGGACATCGTCTCGAGCGGCGGCGTCAACTACTGGTGCCGGTCGGACGCGGCGCCGGGCGACGCTCCGCCGAATGCGACGTTCTGGTATGCGATGCCGGCGAGCGGGCTCCTCGAGATCCCGCATCCGTTCTCGACGGGCGGCTGGAACAGCGTTCAGTCGGGCAACGTGATTACGATGACGTCGAAGATCGGGACCATCCCACCGCACGAGCTGATCTACTCGAGCCTCACGTCGTGGGTGCTCCGGCTCGTCGACACGCAGCCGTCGATCGCGGCGCCGGCCGGGCTCTCGGGCACGCCGGGCGCGGCTGGCGCGCTGACCTACGCCTATCAGGTCACGGCAGGCGCGGCGGAGTCGTTCGAGGAGAGCGTGAGCGCGGGCATCGCATCGGTGCCGGCGACGGCGGCGCCCACGCAGGCGGCGCCGATCGTGCTCTCGTGGACGCCGGTTCCTGGCGCGGCGGAGTATTACATCTACTGCGATCCCTACGGCAACGGGACTTTCGGCTTCATCGGGACGGCGACCTGCACGGACTCGAGCCTCGGCACGCCGGCGACGTTCAACGACGCGGGGTTCACGCCGGACTTTCTCGTCACTCCGCCGCTCCCTCGGAGCCCGTTCAGCGCGGCCGGCGACTACCCGCGCGTCGCGGGCTACCATCAGCAGCGGCGGTTCTTCGCGAACACGGACAACAACCCGGATGCCGTCTACGGCTCGAGGGTGGGGTTCCACTCGAATTTCAACATCTCGAGCCCGCTCCAGGACGACGACGCGATCACCTTCAAGCTCGCGGCGAACCAGCACAACCCGGTCCGGCATCTCCTCGGGCTCAAGACGCT